TTGATTTTGATGTTGTAGTTGAGATTGATTTTGAGATTGATTTTGTTGTTGTAATTCTGGTAACTTCATTTGTGGGGATTGATTTTTGAAATTTTCTCTGATAGGTTGTTGAGGCAAAGGTTTAGCTGTATTAATAACTTGATTTGTTTCTTTCATAGCCATACTTCCATTGTATACATTAAAAGTTGCATATGGAGAAGGTTTACGATCTGCCATTTTTATTTGATTACATTTTTAAGTATAAATTAAAAATAAATTGATTTTCTAAAAGTATAAATTAAAAATAAATTGATTTTCTAAAAGTATAAATTTAAAAATAAATTGATTTTCTAAAAGTATAAATTTAAAAATAAATTGATTTTCTAAATTAATAACTTTTATTTTTTCAACACACACAAAAAATGTGTGTGTTGAAAAAAATATTTTAGAAAGTTGATTTTTTAGAAAAAAAACATTTTTTAAAGCATAACAGGTTAAAATTAAAAAAACAGTTAAAATTAAAAAAAACAATTAATATTATTTAATAATATTGATTATTAATAAAAGATATTTTTTAATATAAATGAATATTAAATGTGATTTTTGTGATTCAATAGTTTCATCCAAATATGTTTTAAAAAATCATTTATTAACGAACAAATCATGTTTAAATATTAGGAATATTGAGCCATCAAAAAAATTTATTTGTAAAGGATGTGATTATATGGCAACAGATCAACAAAAATTTTCTTTACATTGTGAGAGTTGTAAGTCTTACCAGATTTTATTGATTACTGAAAAATTAAATAAAGAACATCAAGATGAAATAAAAGAAAAAAATTTAACTATATTAAATCTTAAAAATCAGTTGGATAAACATGATAATTATTATATAGAATATATCAAGTTAAAAGTAGAACATGATAAACTGACAGAACAGTATGAAAAAACGATAACAAAGCTTGAATTAAAGATAAGCCAATGTGATACTTTTATTCAGACACTTGCACGTGATGGAGCTACAAAAGTTACTACTACAAATAATAATACTGTGAATAATATCAGAAATATTCTATCTCCAACCTATACATTAGATAAATTAGAACCTAAAAAGATTGAAGAAAAAATTAGGGAACATTATTCAGAACATGATTTTTTTAATGGACAGAAAGGGTTAGCAGGGGTATGTGTAGATAGAATTATTAAGACACCTGATGGAAAAATGATGATTTGTTGTTCTGATATTTCTCGAAAGAAATTCAAGATTTTAGATGTGAATGGTAATTTGAAGGAAGATATTGAAGCTCGTTTATTTTGTCAACAATTAAAGGTTCCAATTCAAACAGTTACAAAAGAGATGTATGATAAAATAGCAGAAAGAATAGATAAAGAGAGAGAAAGATTGTCATTAGATGACCGACCAAGACGTGAGAAGTTATTGGATGATTCAATGAGAGCACAACAGTATTTCATTGATATTATGAATTTTGACGATTTAAATTATAACCAGGAATTTATGCATGAACTATGTGTTTTATTAAATTAAAAGTAGATTAATTTGATTTAATGCATCTATATATTAAGTAAACTAGAACTAAAACAAGCACAACAGCTAAGCTTATTGTAAAATATGAATAGTTTGTTTTAGAGTCAGTAAATTCTTCTACAACATGAGGAGGATTTGTGATACGTTTGATATTTAAATTTTTATCTAAAGTGTACATTTATCTATTAAAAAAATATTTAAATTTTTATGATTTTTAAAACTTCTTTATCAACTTTATCTCCTTTACGACTTTCTTCTATTTCATTGAAAATTTTTTGAGCTTTACTGTCATCCATATAATGTCGAAGAACATTAAGAGCATCAATTTTAGAATCTTTTTTCTTTTTAGGAACAATTTTTGAAACTTTTTCTGTTATAATAGCAACGCCTTGGACTGTATCTTTTACACCAGCTTGATTTTTTTCTTTTAAAAATGAACTAATTTGTGATTTAATTTCTTTTTCTCTTTCTAAAATTTTAGAAAGTTCACTTCTTCTTGTTTTTATTTCAGTTTTTATACCAGTTAATTCTGTCATTAATGATTTAATGGTAAGATCGCCAGACATTTTACATAATATAAAAACTTTTAAAATGTTATATATAAATAAATGTCAAAAAAATCATACGTGTACGAAATAATAAACTGGGAACCAATAAATACAAACTCGATGAATTTATTGGCAAAGGTAAACATAAAGCCTGATATAAAACTATTGGAATTATTTAATATTGCTCCTTTACATAACATTCTTTGTAAAATATCAGATACAAATTCTGTATATGATAATAAAATAGTATACGGAGAGATAGACAAATCAGTAGAAAATGATACTTACTATATTACTTTAGATCAAGTCTGGTTTAATTATCCTGATAAAAAAGGAAAAATTGAATTTATATCAGAATCAGTACATCAGACTATAGAATATATTGAAGACAAAGGAAGTCCTATCATAAATACACCAAATAATCTTTTAGAAAAATCTAATCAAATATTGATCAAAGAACCAGAACCAGAACCTGATACTAATATATTATCTAATCCTAAAATGAAATTATCTGATGTATTATTACCTATAGGAATAAGTTTAATTGTGATTGGATTATTATATTATGCTCTTCCTAAAAAACTTCTTAATTAGAATTTTACAATGTTGATTAAGATTAATTTTATTTGATTCGATTAAAGTGTTTAAACAACTAATATTAAACCATCCAATTCCATTTGCATCGTTATCTTTAATGTGATTTTGAGGAAAAATTTCATCTTCTTTTAATTCTATTGTGTAATACAATGCTTCATTTTTAACAAGTGTATATCCTAAAAAATCTGAAGGCTTTATTGTAATACCTGTTTCTTCAAATGTTTCGCGTATAGCACATTCTTCATACGTCTCTTCATCTTGAATAGAGCCTTTTGGAGGACCCCAAAATTGACCTCTTGATTGTACCAATAAAATTTTTGAGACAGAAGGATCAATAACAAAGCTACCAGCTTTTACAATTTTTCGTACATTTGATTTCCAACCTCCCTTATAAAACTTTACATTTTTATAAGGACTAACTTTATATTTACAACACTCTTTGTCGCATTTAAATGTGTTAAACATATTAATTAATAATTAATTAATATGTTTTCTTTTTAAAGTTTAATTTCATTTTATTTTTCTTTAAAAATTTTAGATAAAGTTTTCATATGAAAAGAGCATTCTTCGTATTCATATAAATTAAATGATTTTCTGAAATCTTCTATTGATAATGGTCCACCAAAACTTTTCAATAATCTCCAATGAGGTGCTGCTTTAATTTTTTTTACTTGTTTTCCTATCATTTCATTGTACATACTGTAAGTTAATAATTTACTTTCACTATAAAAAGAATCATGTGAATTTTCGTTAATAAAAGAAATTATACAATTAAATCCGCAGAAAATTCCATCTGTCAAATAATGCTCAGTTTCGTTAATTTTTATATCAATTGAATCATGTTTCATTCCCATTACTTTTTCTAATTTTGTTTTTGTAATATTTTCTTTCATATAGTATTTATCTTTTGTAATATGAGAAACATAGGATTTTTCGATTCTATTATTAATAAATTTAATAGGACAACCTAAAGGTTTAGAAATAAATTTATGTTTACACCAAAAACATAATTTATCAGTTTTAGTTGGAAAAATATCCTTATTTAACCAATCTAACATTGTGACAAGACACTTGTCATTTTTATCATCTAAGAATGAAACAGGCATTTCTTCATTTTTATCGAGAACATCAAAAATATTTGTTTTATTTTCTAATGCTATACTTTCACTCTCAATATTTGAGATAATGTATAGACCGTATTTCTTATCAACGTCCTCTGGATTAAATCCTTTTAAGAAAAAACATCTTTTCTTACTCATTGCAATTTAATTTTTCATGTTTATATTTTTTTATATTCATTTTTATAAAATGAATACTTATAAGTCAGTTTTTTGGTTGGAAAATCCCTTAATTTTATTTAAGGATATAAAATTCGTACCAAAAGATATAATGAAACGTGAAGAAAAAATAAATACAATTACTAGACTTGTTATTGTCACTTTCTTAATCATGTATTTGATTGGTTATAAACATTCATTATTATTTTTTATGCTTTCTATTATTTTTATTATTATTCTTTACTACTTACAAAAGGATAACATGAATGTTTATGAAAATTACAAAGAAAAAAATAATTATATCCAAACATCAGAAAATCTTTATAAAGAAGGTCTAAATAATTTTAAACGTAATCGTTATACTATAGAAAAATTCCCTTCTTATTATACAGATGAACGTATAAAATCAACTGAAATTGTTCCTAATCAAACTTTTGTTTCAAAAAATCAAAAATTAGTAGGGCCTCCAAACCCAAAAACATTAGTTGCACCTGTTATTGCTCCTCCTTGTTACGAATGGGAGCATTGGAAAGATAATGATTTTATATATCCCAGTATTATAAATGAAAAAAGAACACAAGATTATTATGGAAGTGGATATTATACTAGTGATGAGCCTTTGATTGAAAAATATGAAGAAAAATCTTCTTATTATCAAAATGAATATATTAAACCACAAAAACCTTTAGATATTTTAGGAGATTATAACGGTAAATATCCTATTCATTTAAATAATGGATCTCAAATGGGTACTTCTACTGTAATCCCCAAAGATATTTTAATTGATAAAAAACGTTCTATAAATGAAGCATATAAATTTAATAAAACAGATGGCGTTTTAAAATACCAAGGTGATGTAAATAGAGCATGTACTTATGATCCTAGTAACATTAATTATGATTTGCCTACAAATTTTATGGCTGGAAATTGTGAAAGAAATGAAAATGTAAAGGATTTAAACAATGAATTATTTACTAGCACAATAACGCCTGGTATTTATTATAAAAATCAAATTATTGAACCTATCAATTATAACATGGGTATATCTTTTGATCAACAAATTCCTCCTCGTCAAATTTCAAAAGATAAAAAAGGAAATATTTTATATACAGCTTTAGATCCTAGTTTATATGAACCAGTTGAAACAATTGATGAAACAGATTATGGCACTGCTCCATATGAAGTATATGATCCAAGAACACATGGATATGGTACAAGTTATAGAGAATATGAACATGAACTTACAGGACAACCTCGATTCTATTATGATGATGTTAATGCTGTAAGAAGACCTAATTATATTACCAGAACAAATATTGATCATCTATTAAAAGCAGATTCTTATGGAATTGTTCAGTCAACTAGTGATATCATGTCAAATAATTGTAATAGCAGAAAAATAGCTGAACAAGGAATTCTTGATGATACAATTGATTTTCGTACTGATTTAATGACACGCTTAATGAGAAAGAAAAATGCAGAATTATGGCAACAACGTTTGGCACCTTTACAGAAAGGCGGTAATTATACAATGTCAGGAACTAAAAGATAATAAACTAATTTAAATCTTTATATTTATTAAAAATGTCAATGCCACTCGATTTTGGAATCGTTCATATGTACGGTATTACTGATACACTTTATATACAGGTTGTTCATAATAATAACGAATATTTCAGTAAATTGAATCCTGTCGTTGAACCTGTAGTTGAATCAGTTGTTGAACCTGTTGTTGAACCTTTCGTTGAACCTGTAGTTGAATCAGTCGTTGAACCTGTAGTTGAATCAGTCGTTGAATCAGTCGTTGAATCAGTCGTTGAACCTGTCGTTGAATCAGTCGTTGAACCTGTAGTTGAACCTATAGTTGAACCTGTAGTTGAAAGTACTAAAAAAAAATATAATAAGAAAAAAAAATAAAATTGATTTAGATGAAACATTTTTAAAATAAATAAAAATGCTTCATATTATTACTGGTCCTATGTTTAGTGGAAAAACAACTTATCTTTCTAAAATACTTAAAAAATCTTCTAAATGTCTTTATATCAATCATTCTTATGATACAAGAGGAGAATTTTTCTATAGCCATAATTCAGACTTAAATTTAAATGACATAAAATGTATAAAAACATCTTTATTGACAGATGATATGGTTGAACAGTATGATACTATATGTATCGATGAATTTCAATTTTTTAAAGATAGTAAGAAAATTATTATGAGATGGGTTGAAAAAATGAATAAAGATGTATACCTAGCAGGACTTTCATGTGATTATAAAAGAGATACATTTGGTGATCTAATTGATCTTATAAGATTTTGTGATAATATAATTAAATTATCTTCTGTTTGTAGTTGCGGAAAAGAAGCTATTTTTAGTCGTAGACTGGTACAGTCTGTAGAAAAAATAGTAATTGGTTCATCAGAGTATGAACCTGTTTGTAGAAAATGTTACTTAATTTAATTTAATATAAAATTAAATTTAAATGACTAGATAGTTAATCAAACAGAAATAAAAGGAGAAAAATAAAACTGTTTTTATAGATAATTTAATATAAATATTGGATGTTTTAGCGACTGTTTCAATTAATTCATCTAAACGTGGTAATGAAAGTATTATAAATAAAAGAGATGCTACTATAACTTTTTTAATGTTATAAGAATTTTGTGTTTTTTTATGAGTAAAGATTGAGTTAATGAGATAAATGTCTTTATCTGAAACATCAGACTCATCAGTTTGCAGATGTTCAATTAGATCCATTTTTTATTTGTAAAATGACTTTAAATCTATTTATAAATAGATTTACATAAATAAAAATAATGAGTATAATTGATTTATCAAAACTAAAGAATTCATTGGAAAATTCAGGTATCATAATGACAGATTATTATCTAATAGATGGAAAATGTTCAATGATAAAAGCTTATATCTATTCAATTCAACAATTTTTATTAATTTATATACCTACAAAATTTCGATCTGAATTAAAAAATAAAAAAAATATATATGAGTTAAAATTATTAGACGAAGTAATAGATGAAGAAGATTATGCAAAATTTGACGAATATCAGATCAATTTAGTTGTAAAAAAATATGATAAAGATTCTTATAAAAATTTTTCACAAAAATATAATAAGCAGATTCTAGTTAATGGAGATGGTGTCGAAAAATTTGAAAAAAGGATAGTAAGACAGATCAAAAGAATAAATACTCCATTTTCTAAATTAGATTATAATATAGGGATACAAAACAAAAAAATAATTACATTACATTTTGGAGAAGAAATAAACTTATTTTATATTAAAAATTTTAATAAAGATATTAGATGTTATATGTACATTGTAAATGTTAAAGATTTGATTGATAATATAAGTGAAATACATTATGAGCTAGGAAATATTAACAATCAATTTTTTACTATTATATGTGATATTATTTACTCAAATTTAAAAGAAATTTCTAGTCTAAATAATGCTAGTTATAATACACTTATCGAAAAATTTAAAAAACAAATTATTGAGTATCAAAAGAAGAAAGATATTTTTTCAAGTTGGATTAAGAATTTAGACGAAGAAGAAAAATCTGAAATTAAAAAATATAAAAATTTATTCATAAAAGAATCTTCAAATATTCGTAAAAATGTTTTAGAGAATGAATACCAAAAGTCGATAGAATCATTCTCTAAAAAAAGAAACGATAAGATTGAAGAAATGATTGACGAAACTTGTATTTTTCATATTATATTTCTACTATTAGAAGAAATATCATTTGATAATTTTGTAATGTTAAAAAGAACATATTCAAATTTTGAAAAATTAACTGCTTTATTTGAATAATGTTGTATCATTTCTAAACTGATATTTTTTACATATATCAATATCTTTATCTGACAAAGGTATAATTTTATCATCGATAGATAACTTGGCATATACAACTTTATGTTCTTTTGAAAAGAAAATAAGACGAGTAGATCGATGAACATATTTACCTATTTTATGGTTTAACATTACAACTAGATTTTTATCTATATTAGATTCCACCTTTGGTGACTTTAAATTAGGTTCTATATCATCATCTACTTTTTGTGACTTTAAATTAGGATCTATATCATCATCTACTTTTTGTGACTTTAAATTAGGATCTATATCATCATCTACCTTTTGTAACTTTTTAGGTTCTATATCATCATCTACCTTTTGTTCTACCTTTTGTAACTTTTTAGGTTCTACGATCTTATTTATTACAACAGTTTTTACTTCTTTTTTAGGCTTATGTTTAGTACAAAAATCACCATTTTTTATTTTAACAGCACATACTTCTCCTTTCCTTGGTTTATTAATGTATTTGTATACACAAAAATGAACATTTTGAAAATCTTCCCAGTCAGATTTTACGTTAATATTATATTTTTTATTAATCAAATTAAAAAAATCAGTGAAAGCATCTTTTATAAAAATGTCTAATTTTGAAGACATTATTAATAATATAAAGTATAAGAATATAAAATTTTTCAATTTTATATTAATAAATAAACATGTTAAGTATACAAAAAGCAAAATATTTAAAAAATAATCCAAACGTTTATTATGCAACCCAAAAAGATTGTCGTCAAGTCGTAACTGATTATGATCACTTTCCATACCAAAGACAATATAGAGGAGTTTATACTTCACCTGATCCTATTATTATAGAGAGAGAAGCAGGATATAGAAAAATTAATCAATCATGTTATAAGGAGAAAATTATTAGTAAATCTGAATATCCTAAACATTGTTTTGAGGGACCTGCATCTGTTGTTTATCCTTGTTATCCTGACTATTTACGAAAGTATTCTGATAAAGCTGAGATGGAAATAATGTTGAATAGAGTATGTGTTGATAGATCAGTTTAATAAATTTTTTCTTCAATAATATGTTTACATCTATCGATAATTTCCATAAATTCATGATAGGGAGCCCTCATACATTCTTTGTGTGGAGAAGAAAGAATAACATTACCACTTTGAAAAACTAAAAATGTATTGTAACGTATTTTTTCTAGTTCTTTTTTCTTATCTTTTTCATCCAATGTATCTACATACATTGAATAATTAAAATCAATTTTGTCCCATTCTCCAGTGTTATTGTTAAAAATAATTTTATGTATAGGGATATTATTGATATTATCAAGCATTATTTTAATATTAACACCAGTATAGCCAAAACTAGTTTCTAATAAAGAGTAATATCGTGTGTTTGAATTAATATATTCGTCTAGATTTTCTCTATTAACACAGAAACCAAGATTAAAATTAATGTTTGTCATTACTGTAATAAAAATAATTTCAGAATTTTCACTTTCTAATTGAATTATTTGAGGTGAATCTTTTGTATAATTATAAATAAACTCCATACTATGTTGAGAATGAATTTCATTTTTACATCCTGTAAATTGAAATTTACCGTTTTTACTTACCTTAAAATTGATGAATTTATTGTCTAAAAACATAACAATAGTTAAACTATTTCTAAAAAATCTTTTGGCATTCTTTTTTTCTTTAAGATTAACTCCTCTGATTTTATTTCCAATTTTTAAGGTAACAATATCTCCATCATTTAAATAGTTAGAAACCTCTTCTTTTTTTTCATCTTTTGATTTTCTTCCTCTTTTCTTTGGAATAACTTTATAAAAAGTAATAGGCAAGTGATTAAATAAAGCTAAAATATCTACTTTCCAATTTGTCTTTGCTATAATTGTCTCTGTAGAAATTGCGATATTATCAAATTTATTATTAGCCATATTGTCAGCCATATTTCTATTTAAATATTTATTATTTAAATAGAAAATCAATTTTACAAAATATATATAAATATTAACATAAATAACCTTTATTTATAATTTTTAATAGTACCTCCTGCTTTAATATAAACTTTTTTACGATGACCAAAATGTTTTTTTAATCCTTTATGATTATCTACTAAATCAAAAATAATTGGTTCAACCTCTTCTGTTCTCATTACACGCGCAAGATACTGTATAAAATATTCTTCCATATCTGATGCGACTATAAGAGAATCAAGTAAATCATGAGAGAATCCTACTCCACATTTTTGTAAACTTGCTACAATGATTCTTGAAGTAGGATCGAATGTATTAGTATCTTCTATCATAAGTGACACATTTTCTTTTTCTTCAGTCAATTTTTCTGCTATATAGGATGCCTGTTGAACTCGTTTACATAAAACAAGAAAATGACGATCTGTATGTTTCAAAATTATATCTACAATCAAATTATTCCTTTCTTCATGCAAACATTGAGATGTAATTAAAGCATTCCAATTACTTGATTCTTCTTCAAATTCTATTCCTGTATCAACTTTATAAACAGTATGTTTATGATACAATTCACGTTTAATTATATTTTCTTTTCCAAAATAAAAATCAAGTAATTTATCCATTCCATCAGGTCTATTTGGAGTTGCAGAAAGTCCTAAAAAATATCTAGGACTAATATAAAACATAGATTCAGATAAACTTTCAGCCATAATTGCGTGTATCTCATCAACTATTACAAATCCAATCTGTTTGAATACATCTCTACCCAATTTTTTAATATTTTGAGCATTCACGATAAAAAAATCTGCATTTTCATTATATTTTTTACCCACTTTAAGAATTTCAATTTTTGTTTCACTTCCTGTAAATCTTTTGATACTATCTCTCCATTGTTCCATTAATACAATACGATGACAGACAATAAGAGTCTTTAATTTAATCACTTTAGATGCCAAGTAAATAGCTAAACATGTTTTACCAGCACCTGGATATAAAGAAATCAGAAGACATCCAAATTTATTTAATCTCTGTAAACATTCATCTTTAATTTCAAGTTGAATATTACGTAACGCACTTGTAAAAGGAATATCAATTGAAGAAAATTCATCCCTTTTACGACGTTTACAATCTAAATTTGTTAATGCCCATGAAAATGGTATGTAATAACAGTTTAAATTAGAATACTGTTGAAATGCATTTAGATAGGTTTCTTTTACTTTAAAGCCAGTTCTTGGATTATATGAATTTTCTATTTTTTTAACACGAACCTCTTTAATGATTTTTTCTTCATCTGTTACCGAAATATTGTCTACGTTAATACATATAGACATCGTTATAATTACAATTAAAACTTAATTATAATTATATTTCAATTTTATTTACTCATTTCTCCTAAAAATAAAATAAATACAAAAAATCGATAAAATAAATAAACATAGCAATAATACTATTGTATAATATTTATTATATTTATTAGAACCATTCAAGTATGTCATATTAATTAATTTTTTATCATCACATTTATATTCAATATTACAATCTACTTTTTTAAACACTTCATTGTCTTTATTTGCTAAATTAATACTATCAGGCTCAATTAATAAAATACCACCCAACATTTGACCATAATGACTATTATCTTTTTCAAATGAAATGTTCTTATTAATGGGTGGTAAGTCTGTATACTCTTGATACATTGCATATTTAAAGTAACCATTATCACCCCATTTATCTGACCACGAATTTCTACAAACCCAATAATCAATTTTTGGGTATATGTATTGTTTTCCTTCTATTTCAACTTTTACATTTTCAGATGTACCCCATCCGACAATAGAGATTGCGTGTCCTCCTATAGGTGTTTGTTGTCGATTTCCATCCTCTCCATAATCTACTGTTCGAATATAGATTCCATCTGATTTTTCGAATTTTCCACGACTTTTATCTTTCATAAAATTAGAATAAATCAAAAATCCACCAATAGCTGAACCATATTTATATATATGAAGTTTAATAGAAGGAACATCGAATGATACTATCTTATTTTTTATTTTATAAAGTTCAGGTACTTGTGTCGTACAATGTCCACATTTAGGTATCATTGTATTTACATCTTCCATAGTAATATCACGATTCATATGCTCTTCACCTTTTCCATTACAATACTTATTCGACTCACATATTTTATAATAATTTTGACAACAATTAGTCGATATTCCACCCTTATTAATAATAATATCTAAAACTCCTGACGGATTTCCTCCATTACACTGATTATTTAAATTAGTATCTTCTGATAAGCATGATAATATATACATTGGACTAAGAGATGGATTATAATTTGTTTTTTTACCGAATAAAAAATTATCAGATATAGTAGTTGATATAGCGACTGCAAAACATGACCCACAATGACCTTGATTTACTGGTTTTGTAACTAACATTTTTTGATCAGCTTTATCGTCATTTATTTCAACTTTATAATTTGACCATGAAACTGGTAATAATTTTTCTTCTTTTGATAAACTAAATTTAGGCATTACAAGTTTAAAAGTACCAACTCGAAAACGAATATCACAATTTGCAGGAGGAGCAATAGTTAGTCCTATAGGCGATTCGTCTGGTGAATATGTAAAATTCTTAGGTATTTCAAGACTTTCAAATTTTGCAGATTTTAATATTTTGAGATATTCCAATTCCGTATTCATTTATTCTTAGAAAAAAAATGATTAAAAGAATAAATATACCATCCTAATGCAAAATATTTCATTTCATCTTCATTTTCTTTTGGTTCTTTTTGACTGTACTTATCTCTAATATAAAATAATGTTAATTGTTTCTCTAAATCATCTGATAAAGTTTCATCTTTTAATTCAGAAATAATACCGTCAAAGTAAGCAATAAGTTCAGATGTAGTAATCATTTATTTTATTTTTATTAATCAATTAAATAATGATTAATAAATTAATTCTCAATTTCATACTTTTCAATTACATCCGGATTCAATTTAACTGCATCAAGATGTATTAAAGATTTTGTATGTCTTCTCCAACATGATCGACTTAATTTTGTTTGACAAACTAAACAAATAATTTTCTGTTTTGATAAAACATCTTTTTTTTCTTTATTTTGTTCACGATATTCTTTAGCTTTATTCATTTTATATTCTTTTTCTTCTTCTGTCATTTCACTAAATTTTTCTTTCTTTCTTTCTTTTCGTTTTTCAATAACTTCTGGCTCTTTGCTATATTCTTTATCATAAATGGCTCGTTTCTCTTTATTTTTAGCCCTGTATCGTTTATCTTTTTCTTTTTTCTTTTCTGGATTACGTTTTTTATCAATAGATCTATACTTCTCTGGATTTTCTAATCGATCTAGTCTAATTTTTTCATTTACTTCCTCTCTATTTTCTTCAAGATATAATTCTGATCTAACTCTATTTTCTTCCTTATCTTCTTGCTCTTTTATAATAATATTTGATGATACATGTTCAAAAGTACTTACATATAAATCTATAACATGCTTGAATTTTTCTATCATTTCTTTCTCATCATATTCATCTGTTTGAAAAACCTCGCTACAATCATCCATTATATACTTTGACATATTTAAAATTACAGATTTTTCTACAACTTTTAAAATAGAGGATGATCTACAAGATTTATAATACATTAACTTTACATCTTTTTCTTGTACCAAAACACCCTTTAATCTATAGTTTCTATATCGTCTTGTCAAATCAGCTGTTTTTCCAATGATATAAACAGTTCTATCATTGATATATGCTACTAATAGATAAATTACAAACTTTTCTTCAGTAATTATCTTTAATGAATTTTTAATATGTAACTTTTGATTCAATTGCTCTATTTTATCTGTTTTTTCTTCTAATTGTTTTTTTAATTCATTACTTTCTTCATTCATTGTTTCATGTAATAATTCTTCTAGTTTAATATAATAATCATGTACTTCATCTGCTTTCTTTGTTCCTGCTTTTAAACAAAACTTTTTAAAGGCATTAACTGTAAGCATAATAGTTTCTTTATTTTGACCACCATTCTTTATTTTATCTTTATTATCATCTTCAAAAACCGCTACGCAAGTCTCCGTAGCGGTTTTTTCGACCTTATAATCACTATCAATTATAAAATTTTTATTTATTACTTTTTTTCCATCATTTTTTCTAGAAAATCCTAACCATTTCCATACATAATCAAAATCAACTACAAAGTCGTTCTTTGAATCATAATTTAAATAGCAATAAAAACTAGTCACAAATAATTGTTGTTGTTCTTCATTAAAATTTTCTTTTATTTTTACTAAAAGTCTATTTTCATAGTCTTTAGAAAGACGAGTAATAGACTTTTTTTCTATAAGATTAATAATATTTAAGCTTTCCATTTTTATTTTTTTAATTTCACTTTTTTATAAAAATCAATTTTATAAAAAATTATTAATAATATTTATCAGTTACATAAATTTATTGGTTACCAGCAGAACAAGCACGGCAATGACCTTTCCATCCAGCAATGTTAGATAAGTTACGACGATCTTGAAAATTGGCATTGGCACGAGTGTCAACGTATCCTTCACGTACTTGACCCTTGTATCCTTGCATGCCATTTGTGCAACTTCCATTGGGACAACCATTAACACCTTGTTGACCAGTAGTGTAAGGAGAATTGGTCTTTGAAAATTGGATACCAACACTGCCACCTTTCATTTGTTCATCACGAACAGCTTGAAGACGGTAAAGTTCAGTTTGTTTTTGGTAACCTTCATTGGGATTAACAGCTTGTCCAAGAGCAGAAGGATTAAGGTACCCACTAGCGTCAAGCGCGGTGTACTCAGCGTACTGGGGCCGTTGATAGTTCTCTACCGCAACACGGTCTTCAGCGGATTCGCACCCGGCAGTTTTAGTAACAAATGAATCGTAAGATACGACACGACCGTATGTATCTAAACCATTCCACATGGGGCATAGAAGGGAATCATAATTTTGAAAACGGTCAGAGAAGAGTTTAGGAGCATAACCTACGTTTACGGAACAGGTTTGTACAGATTTAGTTAACGAAATACTCATCTTTTCTATTATCAGAGAAAAAATTTAAATAATTTTATTTAGCTTTTTCTTTAAAAAAATTCTCAATTGTTTTACATATGGGTTCTTTATTAAATTGGTCCCAATAAAGAAGTCGTATCATATCTTTATCTGTCATATCTAAATTTTGAAATTCTTTTAAATCTTCTTTTTTATTTATTAATATTTTCAACTGTTCTGTGCTTTTATTTTCAAATGTATTAGTTTTATCTGAATCAATTTTTAAAGCATGAATAATCATTAATAATTTCGGTTTTTTAATAGATAACACACAGTTAACTCCTTTTGTAGCTTTTCTTCCATCTTTTTCTTCAATAGTTTGTATTTCTTTAATCTTAAAAATACCATTTTCATAAAATCCGTGATATGGGTATTCGCTTTTCTTTTCTTCTGGTTCTGGTTTAACTTCATCTGAACAATCTTTCCATTCTTTATTTGCATCTAGACATCTAAAATGATCTTTTCCAAGTAATGTTGATATAATCGTATCATTCTTTTTGAAAATAAAGGATGAAAATGTATCAATTAAATAGTTTCGTATAGAACTATCTGAAAATCCTTTTTCTTTAGAAAGAATAGAATATTCTACTAATAATTCTTTTGCATCTTCATTAAAATTTGATAATATTTTTGTTCTATTTAAATCATTTTCATTTTTCATTTTTTTAAATGAAACACTGAGAAAATTATCGTATATTTTATTAATTGTTTTATTAAAATTAAATTCAAGTTGTAAAGGATTATTATCTACATAAAATTTGTCAAACCATTCTGTATCATAAATTTTTTTTGATACATAAATAATATCTTGATCATAGTATAAAAATAATGGAATTCCTCTTTCATCATTTATTGTGATTTTTTTTTCAACCATGTATAAGATAACTTTTAAAAGAAAATAATAATTGATATCTTTTAATAAGTCTACCAATTCATCTATTGTGTATAAAGATTTTTTTAAGAATAATTTTTTAATAGTCATAACACACTTTTCAATTTCTGGTTGATCATAAAATATATTAAAGGTAGAATAGTCTAACACATCTTCTTTATTTTCTTCTGAATCATTATAGCATACATAGTTACATTTTTGATACTCACAGTTACGTGTATAATCCAATGTATCTGGTAATACATTTCTTTCTTTTGTAAGTCTACAATCAAAACTGATTTGTTTTAACAAATGTTCTACTGATTTTATTGCGATATCTTTATCTTCACAAAATTTATACATGTATCTATCGATTGATAAATCAGCTGTATTTGTGATAATTGTATACAGATATATTTTTACTATTAAATTTGGTATGATTTTTTCTAAATCACTATGAGAAAATAATCTAAATGCACGTGCAATTGCCTGATCGGTCTCACTGAAATTCCAATGAGGAGTCAAGATATGAACATGTCTTACATTTTTCAATGTAAATCCTTCACTTATAATTTTTGTTCCAATAATTACTTTAATATTTTTACCATTAATATTACTTTCACTATTAAAGATAGATATTGCCTTATCTATATCTGATGATGTTTTACTAGTTAATAAAGCAAATTTATGTCCATTTCCACCACTTTTAAAATCTTCAAAACCGAATTGTTTTAATAGTTCAGAAAAAATGATGGCACCACTTCCTTGTACAAAATCCATGTATACAAAATGATTACCTTCATTCTCTAATAATAATTTAATACATGATGCATATTTAATACTATAATTAGAGAGAATTTCTAATTTTTCTTCATTAGTTTTATTTAAAAAAGGATCTGTAAAAGTTTTTTTAATTCTTAATATTAATTTACCTGTCATATTATCTTTAATAACATTCGTATAATTTTCAAAACCTTTTCGACCATATGTTCCATCAGGATATACAAATAAACTAGATTCTCTACTATTAATATAAATGCCTTTATTTTCTTTATCTTCTTTCATAGCTTTTTTGTATGATTTTAATTGAAATTCTTTTAAATCAAGAGCATATTGATTAAAATAAAGTAAATCAAGTTTTTTACCAATAAATTCTCTTTTTACAGAACTTTGCATCGAACGTAAAAAACTTACTTTTCCATGCAATTTCTCTTTTAAAAAATTAGATTTTAAAGGATTTATAACAAAGACTCCTTTCTCTTTTTTCATATATTCTTTCTCAAACTCATCTCCTACTGGTAATTGCTCATTTTCATCTAAAATTAAATTTAATAAACTAGCAATTTCAGAAGGACTATCAATCATTGGTGTTCCTGTCATTAAAATTGTTTTAGTATTTTCTACTTTATGAAGTAATCTAAATATATTATTATATTGACCTTTTAATTCTTCTATATTTCCATTATCATGTGTAATACGAAGATGATGTGCTTCATCTATCACAATTACAATATTACTATATTTTTTTTTAATATCCTCATCAGACATTTTTGATAATATTTTTGAAAATACTTCAAATGTTTGAAACTTATAAAAGCTTGATAATTTTTTATTAATTCGTCTTTTTTTTTTATTGTCTGTCAATTCTTCATCATCATCTATGTCATCAATATCATACTTTCCAGATGTACATTTTTCTGTTAATTCTTTCTTATAATTATTTATTAAATTTTTACCTTTCATTAAAATAAGAGCTCCTCTAAATGTCGAAGATTCTTCCTTTATTTTCTCAATTACAGCAACAGATAAACATGTTTTCCCTGTACCAGGTTCATGCATTACCATAATACCTTTATAAGGCGTATATGAACTTAGAAAACGTGATAGAAGAATTTGATGATTCATATATTGGCCAGATTCATTTGGTCTTTTCTCAATTTGAGATAGCTTATAATCATGAAATTCTTTTTTATAATATAAAGAAGTTTTATCAATTAATTCAGGTCCTAAAATACTATTTGTATTTTTATCAAAATCAATATAAGTAGGTAAAAAATCAAAGACATCCATTTATATTAAATTAAAATTTTAATTTAATACTTGCTAAACATATGTAAAATATACTGTAACTTACTCGGAATTTGATCTAAATCAAATTTTAAACGATTTTTTAATGACTTACCACCATAAGGAAGTTCATTTGTTGCCATGAACTGTTGATGTTCCATATAATATGCTTTTATTAAAGCATATAAAATCTCTTGTTTATCATCTGTCATTACCTTTATTTTTTCAAATAAAATATCTTTTTCTTCATCTGACAACTCTTTAAAATCATCATCCTTTAAAGTTTCGTAAAGCGGGAAATTAGGGAAATTCATTTTATTTTTTTATAAAATATTTTATTTATTAATTCAATTTTATTAAGTATAAGCTTCAGCAAACTCTAAATAAAAATCATCGGTATCTCCCCATAAAGGTTGTCCTGACGCATACGCTGGAATAGATCGTTTCACATTCTGGTTAGGCTGTTGATTTTTATTAGCATTCGCATTTTGTTTTCCTGTAAATTTTTCTTTTGACTGAATTTTACTACTTACTTCAAAAATAAAACGTTTAATTTCATTCTCTTCAGATGGGCCATCATATCTAATAAAAGGTTTTCCAGCTATATACAAAATTATTAATGGAACATATTTTATCTCTGAAATTGTCGATTTACTCATTTCAATTAAAGTCTTCTCTGAACTAATATTAATCATACCAAATTGACATCCACCAAGTTGACCAGGTAATCTTTTAAATACTGGAATCAATGCTCTGCTATACTGACAATTTGTTGAATAAAATAAAATTAAACTTAAACCTCTAATGCCATGACATAAAATATTTCCCTTCATACCCTTTTGTATTGCAAAATCTTCTGTCTGTAAAAATAATAATCCGCTCATCACTTATTTATACTTTAAACGATTATTTAAATGACTTAATATTTAATTGTAACAAATGTCTAATAATGACAATTCATCGAATGTCAAATCCTATTTCATTTGTACAAGAATGTAAAAATCTTGGTATAACTTATGAATTACTTGTCGAAGCTCATGAATCAGTTGGAAAACAAGCAACTGCTCGTATGTTTAACGGAAAATCTAAACGTGGTGGTGGTGGTTTTTGTTCTGCCGCTAGTATTGAAAATTGGATAGAAACTTTTACACCTTTGGAGATTTAAAACTCCGATTTTAAGGTCAGTGTAAAAAAATACAAAAGCATAAAATCAATTCACAAGGGTTACCACCTTGTCTATGGTTCTACTTTATCCTCGCTTTCGCTTGGTGAAGAACGATATTTACTCTTGAACTCTTCTGGTCTTTCCTTTTTCTCAATCCATTTCTTGGTTAAATTCAGAATATTAATTGCAGAGTTAAGATCTCTGGTCTTGAATACGGCTTTTTTGTTTTGAGAACGTACGCATTCAACCCCTTTACACACCAATAATCGGTGTATCTTTTTTCCTTTTGTATTTCTATAATTTTCTAAAGTAGACATACAATCACATCAGTTCTTGGATGTCATACATTCATTTACTGTTATGGTGTCATACTTATTGTGAATCAACTTTCGCAATCCCTTATTCATCGTAGGCATAAAGTTCTTCATTTGAGTATCACAACTCCAATTTCCATATCCAATAAGAAGATTATCACTAAATGTTTCCTTGATTTTATTTAGAAACACATCTACAGATTTTTTACCATAACTATAAGAACGAAATTTCATTTTACGCCATATCTCTTTCTGGTAAAAGGTAAAGAATATTTTGGATGGTTTAGAAATGCAAAAACAATTGAATTTTTAGAAGAACTTTCATTAAAAAATAAAATTGACATTTGTAACCAGTCGGCGCAAAATTGCGGTACGAAAAAAATATATTTAATTGAGATAAAACAAGGTGGAATTGAACAAGGGACATGGGTACACCCACAAGTAGCAATTCATATTGCTCAATGGGTATCACCTAAATTTGCTGTTACAGTAACAGAATGGATTCATAAGCTTTTATCAACCGGAAAAGTTTCAATTGAAAGACCTTTAAAATCATTTGCTACCATTACTGAAATGGATGTAGAAGCTGAAGTTCTAGAAGATAAAGTAAAAATTGAAGAATTTACAACAAACTCTGTTATTTATTTTTCTTATATCGGTAAAGGCATGGTTAAAATTGGATTTTCTGATGGAAAACTTTTACAACGTAATAAAAAACATACTTCTTCAGAATCATTATACGCACAATGGCGTCTTATCAAACTTGTAAAAGTTTCTGGACGACCTATTGAAAAAATGTTACATGATTTTTTACTTCCTTATAAAGCTGAATTTAGTAAACAAAAAGAAGTTTATAAAAGTGTGAAAACTTTAGAGTCATTTTTGACTATGATTGAAACATTTTTATTGGATAATGATTTACCAATGAAAATTTATAGATTAGAAAAACAAGTACAAGAATTACAACTAGAAAATATGCAATTGAAATTACAATTAAAATAAATATTTATTTCTTTGAATACTTTTTAGAATATTCTTCTGTCTTACTTTCATCTTTATATTTCCATAAAAAATTAGCTTTTGAATTATTTTTTCCTTTTGCAATTTCTCTAATCTGATGTTCTTTTTCTTCTGTTTTTCGACTTGCTTCTGCAATTGATCTATATTCTTTTATTAAAACTTTTGTTTCTTTATCAAACTGTAAAATAGAACGTTGTTTTTTATTCAAGTTATTTTCATATGAATGTATCATATTCTGGCTTGAATTCATCCATTCTAAATTATCTGCATGATTTGATAATAATCCATCTTCGTTAACGTCTCCATTAATATGATTAACTTGTAAATCATCATAATCTTCATATTTAGTTTTTCCATCAATTGGATGAAATGCAATACATACAAGACGATGTAAATAATAATATTTTTTTGTTAAACAAATTTGTAAATATTTATCATTATTAGTTTTTGATCCTGTTAAAAATCTTGCTCCATTATATATATTACCATCTTTGCATATTATATAATTTTTTAAAAAATTAAGAATTATTTTTTCATCTTCTTTATAATGATTAATATCCATTCTTAATTTTTCTTGAAAATTATCAGATTTTCTACTTTTTAACCCGCTTTCATGTCCAGAATTTTCTTTTGTTCCAATATATAAATTATCTACTTTAAAATTTTCAATCACTTTTTTATATTCTTCTTCAGATTTGTCTTTTGGTTTATACAATTCTTTAAAACGAACAATATATGTTTGATTTCCTTCAATTTTTTCATAATCTTTAATTTTAAATGATTTTACAATAAGTCTTGATGCATATTCTTGTTTTCCGCCAATATTATAACGATATTTATCCATACATAAAGTCAATATTTTATCTTCTAAATTTTTACACTTACCAAATGATGATATCCAACCTCCTTTGATTCTTTTCCAAATTTCTCCTGACTCTTCAGTTATATCATTTTCATATCCTTCTTTAAAATCATCATCTTTAATTCTTTTTTCATTACAAGTTCTACAATTTCTTCGAATATAATCTTTATATAATTGTTTTTTTTCAATACCACACGCACATATATAAATCATATTTTCACTTTTTTTTGTAAATGTTTTTAATTCACAATTTTTTTTTAATAATTGATTTTTAATTTCCAATCCTACTTCAGTTTCCATTCTTGTTTTAAAATTTTTTAAGTTTTTTAAAAAATTTGTCAATTTTATTATATTTTTTGTAAATACAACTGGCGTTGGGATAATATAGATTATAATACGGGAAATCCAAGGGCACCACCTGAGATACGGATGATGTTGTTGTTGACGCAAGTAGTGATAAAGTCGTATTTGGTGGGGATAGCAATAACGCTGGCGTTATATGTAGATAACCCTTGAGAACTGATGTATGATGAGTTGTTTTGGGCAACCGATGAGAAGGGGACAATTGAAACGTTGGTAAGTTTACCATAGTTGGTGCTTCCCATCGGATCAATGTTGAAATAATCAAGGGAGTATGAGTAACTGTGGTAACCGGTTTCAAGAGGAATGACAGGTGAGTGGAACCAGGGGTTAACAAGGGAGAAGTAGTCTGAGCCCATGTTTTGGAGACGTTGGGTGTTTTCGTAGATGAGAGAGGTGGTGTCAACGGGGTCAGCACCAGCACTAAAATCAACTACACCGAAGAGAGCGTTGCCAACAACTGTACCAACTTTGCCAGATTGGTGAGGACCAAGAGGGAATTGAGCGTCAGATGTGTAGTTAGACCAAGCAGCAAAGTTAGCTTTGTTACGAGCGGCCCAGAATAATACTTTAACAGCATGAGAAAATCGGATATCATATTGAGGGGTGATTTGGGTACCACCGGCAACACCCATGACACCAGCTGAGGTATTAGCAGGGTTAGCATTGTTAAATGATTGGAGAGGAGCTGTTTGTACTTGTTCAATGAGAATATCACGAGGTGCGCAAGCCATCTTCTTACGTTCTTCGTTGGAAACAATGGCGTAGTTAGCCCATACTTGGCATGAGTTACTAATATCAGGAGTATTATTGGTAGCGATATCTGATTGTTGAGCAGGTACTGATACCCACACACCTTGGTTGGGTACTAAGGCATTTGGGTCATTTGTGGGAGCTAAACCGCTAGATTGGTAGAAAGCGGGTTGTAAAAGTTGACCAGCGACAGCGGGAACGGCACCAGGGAGCCACATATCCTTGATAAGTAATTCAGTCCAGTTACGGAAAGAAAAGTTGATACGCATTTCATTGTAAGGTAAAGCAGCAGTGGGGAGAGCAATACCAGAATCACGAGCAAAGAAGAAGGGAAGAGGAAGGTTAAGTACTTGAGAGGGTAATACTTGATTACTGTAACTAACGCTATTACCAGTACCGTTTTGAGCACCACCAAGACCAACAAGGAGAAGAGGATTAGCAGCAACAGGGTTAATAAGTTGGTTAACGTTACCAATCATAACGTTGTAGCCGTTACGTTTGCCAGCGGGGACAGTGAAAGCAGACCAGAAATCTAAGTGAAAGTTATCAAAACGAGCAGCAACTAAATCGTTAAAAGTGACACTGCATTCTTGGATAAGATTGTGCATCAAGTTACGAGTCCAACGTAATACACTGGCAGTGTTGTTAGAAGCAGTGCCAAGAGTACTGTTAGTAGCGGCGGCTGTAATAGAAGGTAATACAACACGAAGCCAAGTGTGGAGGAGGTAATCACCAGCACGACTAATTGATACGGACCATTGTTGACCAAAGCCAGCTGAACCTGATGAACGACTGAGGACAACGGGAACTTGGGTAAACCATGTTGATTTACGTACTTCACGAACAAAGTAGGCAATTGATTCGGAACCGCCATAAGTATATTTTTCTTGTTCGTCATAAGTAGCAAGATCGATGAAACCGGATGTTAAGTTTGATGTTGCAATAGACATTTTTATTATAAAGGAGAAATTTTTTTTAAATTATATTTAATTTATTTTCAAATATTTATAACTATTTAAAGAAAATATGAAAGATTTTATAAATTTTTTGCCGATACTGGAATTAGCGTTTCGGCTTTTATTAAGTACCAGCTTGTCAACTTGAGTAAACCAAGTTCTAATCTAAAAATGAATTTATAGTTTAAAAAGAAAAATAAATATAAAAAATGACAACATCAATTAAATTTGAAAAAATTAACGATATTTTTAATTGTGAATTAACATTATCAAATGAGGAGAAATTTATTATTCCAATGCGTGAAGATGGATATTTACATGCAACTGCTTTATGTAAAGTTTCTGGTAAAAAATTTAATGATTATCAACGTTTAAGAGAAACTAAAGATTTTATTAATATATTAAGTTTGAAAGCGGGAATTCCCGATTCACATTTAATTGAAGTATATAAAGGTAAATCTAATAAATATTCTCAAGGAACATGGATTCATCCAGATTTAGGAATACATTTAGCACAATGGTGTAATTCATCTTTTTCCTTGCAAGTATCACGATGGGTTCGTGAATTATTGATTACAGGAAAGGTTGAACAGGGCAATGAGAAATCAGTAGATGAAATCAAAGAAGAATATGAAAAAAAGATTAATAAATTGAATGAAGAATTAGAAAAAAAGACAAAAATTATTATGACACAAGGAGAGAAGAATTTATTATTATCAAGAAAGTATGAGAAAGTAATGTATAACCATCAAACATTTTTACGAAAAAAAGAGCTTTATAGGATTAAAAAAGGTGGATGTGTGTATCTTATTGTAATGAAAGAAGAGGATAAGGATATTCGAACAAAAGTTGGATTGTCACGAGATATTACAGATCGTGTTGGTGGATATCGAACATCTAATCCTTTTTGTAAACTTTTATTTGTAATGTATACGGAAGATTATGTATTGTTAGAAACAGCAGTCAAACGAAAATATGAAAAAGAGTTATATCCAAATAATCGTGAATTTATTACAAATATTAAGACAGAAGAATTAATAGATGGTATTAAAAAGTTAGCGGATATGTTAAGTATAAATTATGTGTTAGAAACGGAAGAAGAATTAAATACATTTAACGAGCATAATGTAAAACTTACAATGCTTTCATCAGATTTAGAAGAAAAAACAGAAGAGATTATTATCACAAAGAGATGTGGTGGAATTACACATAAAACAGAAGAGAGTCGTTTTTTGCCTTTATTAAAATATTTTAAAAATGTAGGAAATGAAGATGGAGTAAATAGAATTTGTAAAGATTGTCATTTGGTAGGAGTTTACGGGGATAAAAGAAAAATTAAGAAAACAGTAATTGTTCCTGAATATGATGTTAATACACATAAATGGTGCAATCGATGTGAGAATGTAAGAGGACGTGAAGATTTTTATAAAGAAAAAACAACAAAAGATGGACTTTGTTCTAATTGTAAGTTATGTAAGAATGAACAGAAGAAAGCAAATAAAAAAGAGAAAAGTGAGACAGAACTAACTTTATAAATATTTTAAAATTAAAATATTTAATTACATAAATTCTAGACAAATTAATTATAGTTAAAAGGATAATTATTTGTAAGAATGGAAATTGACATACTTAATATTGATAAGAGTATACGTGATAAATGGAAAAATAATGATGAGAAAATATACGATATTGATAAAAATATAAATGAAATTGAAGAATTATTATTAGACAAAAATTTATCAATACATATCATGAAAGATTTAGACGAAAAATTGTATGAATTAAAAAATGAGAAAGATCAGAAGAATAATAATCTACAGAATAATTTATATTTTTATATAATGGATGTTACTCCTATTTTAGAAGAATATAAATTACTATTGGATGAACCTAAAAAAATATCTTTTATGAAAAAAAAGATTGTTGATAACAATAGTAATATTCGTTTAATTGTAAAAAAGTATCTTGATGTATTAAAAAATTATAACATTGATTACGGTAATTTGGAAGAAATCGTATCTAAGAACAATAAGATACTTAATAAAAAAAAAGAATGCAGTTACTGTAAATCTACTCAAGAATTTATATTCAATGAATACAATAATATTGAAATATGTGAATCATGTGGTATCCAGGAAGAAAAATCTTATAAATCTAATTGTTATAAAGATATTTCAAGGGTTAATATATCTAATAAATATACATACGAACGCCGTATTCATTTTAAAGATTGTATAAATCAATATCAAGGTAAACAAAATTCTACTATAGATGAAAATGTATATAATGATATTGAAAGACAGCTTGAATTACACGGTTTATTAGAAAATAGTAAAGATAAATTAATACGTTTTTCAAAAGTAACTAAAGAACATATTTTATTGTTTTTAAAAGAAACAAATCATTCAAAGCATTATGAAGATATTGTTTTAATTTATCATAAATTAACCAGTAAAAAGGTAGATGATATTTCACACATTGAAGATAAATTAATGGAGGATTTTGACAAAATTTCAAATGTATACGATCAAAAATTTAAATTTACTGGAAAGATTGAAAGAAAGAGTTTTATTAATACACATTATGTTTTATTTCAATTGTTAAATAGACATAAATATAGTTGTAAAGCATCTGATTTTAATATGTTAAAAACTTTGGATAGAAAAAGTTTTCATGATGATATTGTAAAGCAAATATTTGAGCATCTTAATTTTAATTTTAAGCCTATTTTTTAAATTTTACTTAAAGATTATAGTAATGTAAAAATGACAAGTACAGTTACAGTTTTTGATAAAAAATTTATAGTTCATGTTTCTCTTGAAATAGTTGTATTAGGGACGATGGGATATTTTTTTTATAATAAATCTAGAATATTAGAAGAACGTTTAAAAAAAATAGAAGACCAAATGGCTGAAACTCAAGATAGTTTAAAAATTTTATTAAATAATAAATCTGATTCAGAAAACCAATTTGAAAAGCAATTACAACGTTTAGAATTAGAAAAAAAAATACAAAAAGCACAAGAAGAATTATTACATCAACAATCATTAACACATCAACGTAAATTAATTCGTCAACGTGAACAACATCAACGTCAAATAGTATTTCAACATGAAAAACAAAAACTTCAATTATCACAACAACTTGACCATAAAAAACGTCAACTATTACAACAACACTTAATCAACAACGTAAACTTGAATGATAACTTACACTTAGTCAACAACGTAAACTTGGATGATAACTTACACTTAGTCAACAACGTAAACTTGGATGATAACTTACACTTAGTCAACAACGTAAACTTGGATGATAACTTACACTTAATCAACAACGTAAACTTGGATGATAACTTACACTTGGATGATAACTTACACTTGGATGATAACGTAAACTTGGATGATAACTTACACTTGGATGATAACTTACACTTGGATGATAACGTAAACTTGGATGATAACGTAAACTTGGATGATAACTTACACTTGGAAGATAACTTACACTTGGATGATAACTTACACTTGGATGAAAATGATAGCTATTTTAATAGAAATACAAATTCATCTGATATAACTGAGTCTGTTGATTTAGATAAAGAAATTGAAACTGAATTAAAAGAATTAGACAATTTATAATTTAAAAAATTAAACAATAATTAAAGATGAAAAAATTTTTTAATTATGAAAAATGGTTTAATGAATATGAAAACAATCTTGAGTCTTTATTTTTAAAAATAATGTATGTTTTAAAAACAAAAAATATGGTATATAAAGACTATAAGTTTGACTCATTTTGTAAATTAATTTATAGAAAAAGTTCAAGATTTTAAAATGGATAATTTGGATAATTTGGATAATTTGGATAATTTGGATAATTTAGATAATTTAGATAATTTAGATAATGAAATGTGTGAGTCTTATATCATTGATAATTTTTATGAAAAAACATATGAATGTGTTGTAGAAAGTTTAATGTATATTAAAGATTATACATACGATAATGGTTTGCCTATTGGTGAGAATTTATCATTTAATGACTTGTATGAGTTTTTTTTTGAAGATTAAAAAATTATTTTATTAAAATTAAAATAATTTTATTTAGCTTTAGAACGGACAGTTTCTTTATTTACTGGCATTAAACATTCTACTAATGCCTTTTTTAATTCATCAAGATCTTTTAAATTATTTAATTCTAAATCTAGATCAATTTCTTCTTCTTCAGGTTTAGGAAGATTTTTTGCAGGAATTATTTCCTTAGATTTAGGAATTAATTTATTTAAGGATTTTTGTTTTCCTGTAAATTTTTTACCTTTATATTCCATACGTTTAATTTCATCATAATATGATTCATTTGTTTCTGGTACACATAATCCATTTTCTAAATCACATTCTTCACCATCGTCACAAGGATGGGAAGGATCACATTTTTTACCTTTATAAAGAGCTTTTAAATAATTAAGAGATACATCATCTTTAAATTCTTTTTTTAATTTTTTTAATTCTTTTTTTAATTTTTCTTCTTCTTTTTCTTCTTCTTCTTCTTCTTCCTCTTCTTCTTCCTCTTCTTCTTTAGGAAATTTATAAGTACTTGTTCCTTTAATAGCCTTTTTCCCATCATATTTAACATAATAAGGATCATTGTCTTTATCCATAAACATTTTCCAGCCAGCAGGTAATTTCTTAGGACTAGCTTTCTTAGGACTAGCTTTCTTAGGACTAGCTTTCTTAGGACTAGCTTTCTTAGGACTAGCTTTCTTAGGACTAGCTTTCTTAGGACTAGAAACTTCAGATGGTTTTAATTTTTTACAATCATGTAAATAATGGTAAACGAAAAGTTTAATAGCCTTATCTATACCTTTTTGTCCAGCTTTATAACCATTTTTTGTGCTAGGTGATTCTTTGTAATTTTTAAATCCTTTTTCTTCTTTTATTTTTTTAGTTTCATCTAAAATTTTTTTAATAACTTTTAATTTTTTAATATCATCTACGTTAAGATTCTTTTTTAATTTTTCAATAGCTTTGTTAATATCATCTTTTTTATATCCTTTTAACATCTTACTTTCGTTTATATTACTAATACGTTCATCTTCATCTTTTTCATCTTCATCTTCATCTTCTTTCTTTTCTTCTTTCTTTTCTTTCTTTTCTTCTTTCTTACGTTTCTCTTTTTCTTTCTCTTCTTCTTTCTTACGTTTCTCTTTTTCTTTCTCTTCTTCTTTCTTACGTTTCTCTTTTTCTTTCTCTTCTTCTTTCTTACGTTTATCTTCTTCTTTCTTACGTTTCTCTTTTTCTTTCTCTTTTTCTTTCTCTTCTTCACTTTCTTCTTCGCTATTACTTTCTTCTTCACTATTACTTTCTTCTTCACTTTCATCTTTTCCTTTTTTAATACTTTGGATATCTTTTTTCCCTTTCTTTTTCATTTCTTCTAATTCTTCTGCTGTAGGAGAGTGATATTCTTCTTCTTCTTTTAAAGGTTCATAATCATTGATAGTAATAGCAAGTTTTTCTAAAAAATTTTTTTCATCTTTTTTAACTGCACCTGTTTTTGTATACTTTTTCCATAAATTATATAGTTCTTCGTATTCATCTGTATCTTTTAAAACTGCTAGTAAAGCTCTTAATTCTAATTTAGTTTTAAGTTTTAAATCGTCATATATACGTTTTGCATCAAGATCCATTTATTTATAAAATTTTTT